TCAGCCAACTCCCCCCTTTAACGGATTGAGTATAACGGCGTTTTGAAGATAGTCGGGTGCCAAGTGGGAATAGGCCATTGTCTGCTGGATGTTGGCATGTCCTAGGATTTGCTGAAGAGCAATTATATTCCCGCCGTTCATCATAAAATGGCTAGCGAAAGTGTGCCGTAATATATGGGTCGCCTGACCGCGTGGCAGATCCGGCTTTACATCTCTAAGCTTCATACAGAATTTTTCGTAATCCACTTTAAAGAGCTTCCCACCTGCCTTACTTTTCACTTCCTCTTCCAATTCTTTCGAAATTGGAATCGTGCGTTTTTTCCCATTCTTAGTTTCTAAAAATGTTACACGACTATTCGCTATTTGAGCTGGGGTTAGGGTACTTACTTCTCCCCACCTACCGCCGGTACTTAAGCACAACAAAGCAATAAGCCTTTCGTCTCCATTCAAAACCGTCAGCAACGAACTAATTTCGTCTGTATCTAAAAACGTCATGCTGGGATTTTTTTCAGCTAAAGGCGGTAAACCATGCAGCGGATTTTGACCTGAAAATTCTTCAAGTTTTATCAACGCTGTAAACATGCCTGAGAATCTATAAAGATCGCGATTTATAGTGGCAGCGCTAATACCGTCGGTTAGGCGCTGGCTGCGATGCTCCATTAATACCCGTTTACTTAGCTGGTTTACCGTTAGGTCTCCGATAGCAGTTACCGTTTTCATCAGGTGTCGTTTTTCTATAGCACCATTTTTTAGATTTTGGCCATGGTAAAGCCACCAAATGTCTATCAGTTTGCTAAGCAGGCGGCGATCTGCTCGCTTGTTTGCCCACTCTTTTTTGTTCGCGTTGGCCATCACATATCGCTCAAAGGCGATAGCTTCGGCTTTCCTGCCAAACTTCTTACGAAAACGACGTCCTTCGCGTCCGCAAGGTCTTATGTCCACTTCATATTGACCATCATCGAGCTTCTTAATTGTCATAAGACAGCCCTCCGATGTACCTACCAGCCTGCAACCAAAGCCAGTCAGCGTATTGATAACAAATATCTAGCCAGTTCTCAGGCCTTAACGGTTTGAGATGATTTTCTCTTGCCCAATGTGTGCGATAGCCGGGGCTATTTGTCCAGCTTCCGGCGCGGTCTTATCTGTCATTAGCCAAAGTGTATATTTTTGGAACACTTGAGCTGATAAAACTCTCTCAATAACACTCAACCCAATTTCAACCCCTTGAGTTTCATAGTTTTTAATGGTGCTGAGACCTACACCTGTGACACTGCTCATGGCAGCTTGGGTCAATTTCTCAGCCTTTCTCATAGCTTTTAGCTTCATAGCGTAACTACTTGACATGGTACTAACCTCAAGACTATATTCCACACCTATTGGTACTCAACTAAGTACCAAAACGAAAAGCCAACTGCCCCGTAAATGGTTTTAAACGGTTTACAGAGGGTTGGATCAAAAGAGGTTAGCACAGATGAAAGATGATGATTATGTGATTCGATACCCTTTGGACGCAGTTCATGAGTCCAAATTTGCCGAATTGATAGGTAAAACTGAATCAGCAGTTAAAGAAATGACCAAACATAGAAAGTTACCGGTCATTGAGTTACGTGATCCAGACAAGCCCAATGCGCGGGCTGGTGAGAAGTGGATTTATATCCCCGAGTTCAACCGAGCAGTTAAAGAGGCTTTTTATAATCGCCCAGTAGAGCAGCGTGATGCGTGGCTGTTATGGATGGGGCTATAGACATGAATACTTCCGTAATTTCAATCGCGCCATTGCTCTGGAATAACCAGTCACAGCGCGTATTAGATTCAAAAATTACTCATGGTAAAGGTCGCAAAGGTGTAATTATCCGCACCCGCCGCCAAAGCCGCTTATCGCGCATCAAAAACTTATTTTCTCGGGGGCAAAAATGACTGTCATCACTATCGCAACTGTAATGAATCAGCCCGCAGGTTTACGCGCTGCCGTTGGTGAGCGCTTGGCACCTGCCCGCTGGGAAAACTCCTGTGAGTTCTATAACAGAATGAGTGAGCGGGAGCGCCTGACTATTTGTTTCCATGCTCAACTTAAGCAGCGACATTCTGTTATGAAACTACAAGAAATGACCGACGGGGATCGCGAGCGTATCGTCTGCGCCATTGATGAACTGCGCGCGGCCTTTGCTAAATACCGTAGCCGTGGGATTAGTAAATCCGGTTTTATTGGCCGTTTAAGTATCAGCGAGCGCCGCTCTTTGTTTCTTCACGCTGGGCTCACCGAGGATGAATTTAGTCAACCTTACTGGCGTATTGATGATGAACGTTGCACGTGGCGTGATGCCCTTTTCCGCGCATTAAAAGAGCTCTTTAGCTTATTTGAAAACGCACCCACTGTATTAACGTCGGTACGTCCAGAAACCTACCTGCACTAATTAAACCTGACACCTTTTTAAAGGCGCTTGATTGCGTCGGGCTTCCCATTATCTGGAGTTTATATGCACATGTATAAAACCGTCGGCCAAGAAATGAAAAATAAGGCTGATAACGACACGCGAAACTGGATGTTAAATAAAGCCAGAACCGAAGCGAAAGCCGATGCGGCTATTAGCTTTTCATCCCGACTGGATTCATTAATCCGTCACGCCGCAACTGAACAACTTAATAGAGCTGAAATTTTAGAATTGCTTAGCCAAGAGTCAATTCAGCTTCATTACGCAGGTTTAAAAGACAGAGGGGTTATCTGATGCCGGATTTAATGGATTTAATCACCGAACGTCAGGCCGAAACGCTGGAGGCGCAAATCAACGCCGCGCGCAAGCGTATGACAGGCGTCTCCGCAATGTTCTGCATCGATTGCGACCGCCCAATCCCCGAGGCGCGCCGCGCAACGCTGGTCGGCGTCGAGTATTGCGTCCATTGCGCTGAACTCATCGAAGAAAGAAACAAACACTATCGGGGGCGTGCATGACGGCCCTGTGGGTGTTGCTCGGTTTGTTAGCGGTTATCGCCAGCGGTTTTTTTGCTGCTGATATTAGTGATGCGGATTTTGATAAGCGGCCTGAAAACCGCAATTACGATTAAGGGGCTGGATGATGATTAATATTAAGGTGGGTGATAAGTGGGTTATTACCAGTGACAGCTTGCAGTTTATTTTAAATAAAACAAAAGTGGCTCAGTCCGGTATTAAAAAGGGAGAAGTCTATTTAGAGGCCGTGGGTTATTACCCGAGGATGTCCCAGCTCGTAAATGGCCTAATCCATTTCCAAGTACGTGATTCTGACGTTAAAAGCATTTCCGCTTTAGCTGATGAGTTAGAGCGTATTAGTGCGATGTGCGGTGATGCATTTACGGCCGCCGGTGGTTTGAGTGCAGGCTGATTCTCGGGGGCGTAAAGCCCCCACGCCATTAGCGCCATGTAATGCCGCCGACAAATCCCCCTTTGTTGGCGCTTTTTCTTGGAATGCCCCGCGCCCAGCAATCTCTAAAGAGAGACCTCTTACCCGTGACGAATACCGTCAGGGGCAAGATGCCTTACGCAAAATCGACGCTCTGCCTAATTTCCTCGGCGGTATTTTCTCAGGCCGCCATGCTTACCTGCTCAAAACCTCGGGCCTGCTGACGGCTCATCGTTACTTAATCAACGTTTTCATGCCGCGCATATGGCCGCGCATCGCTTTAGTTAACGATAAATTCGCGCTGAGATTTAATGAGAATTCACTCAGGCTCTTTAGTGATGAGGCTGATTGTTATAGCGGTTTAGCGGGTATGCATGACAAAGAGCTGAAAAAGCTCGCTGCCCGTATCGCTGCGCGTCTCTTTGTCGAGTACGAAAGCCGCAGCGATGACGCTCTGGCGGCAAACGACGGCGAGCAGAAAGCGCTATTTACAGACCTTGAACAGTCAGAAATTTACGGCCACGTTGCCGGTGCCGCGCGGGTTTTCAATATCACCCCGATGCACTGGAAAAAATACCGCAAACATAAATTAGACATGCGCTGTGCATTTTCTAGTGTGGCTCGTTTGGTTAACGACGAGTGGTGGGTTCGTCAGCTTAAAGCGCAGCGCACCCAGTGGCGCGAATCCCTGCTAATTGCCGCCGGTGAGGTCAATTTGCAGAAATCAGGCTATGCCAGCAAGCAGGCAATCCGCGACGTACGCGCCCGCCGTCTGGCTAATATGGAATACCTGAAATCCCGCGAACTGGAGAACGTCGACACCGGCGAACGCATCGACCTTATCGACAAGGTTCTGGCGAGTATTTCTAACCCTGAAATTCGCCGCATGGAGCTGATGAGCACGATTGCCGGCATTGAAAAATATGCGGCCAGCGTCGGGCACGTTGGGATGTTTCTCACCATCACCACGCCGTCGAAATATCACCCCACGCGAATGGTCGGTAAAAAATCAGACCGTCGCGTTAACTTCAATCACCGTTGGGACGATGAGGCATTTTCGCCAAAAGACGGCCAGCGCTATCTGGTGAAAATCTGGGGCAAGATGCGCACAGCGTTTAAAGACCAAGGGCTCAAAGTCTACGGTATGCGCGTTGTTGAGCCTCACCACGACGCCACGCCGCACTGGCACATGATGCTTTTTTGCGAGCGGTCTCAGCGTCAGGCAGTCATTGACATTATGCGCAGCTACGCGCTGAAAGAAGACGGCGACGAACGCGGCGCGCAAAGCCAGCGCTTTGAGTGCAAGCACCTGAACAAGGGCGGCGCGGCGGGTTACATCGCTAAATATATTGCGAAGAATATCGACGGTTACGCGCTAGACGGCCAGCTCGACCATGAAACCGGTCAGGCGTTGTCTGACACTGCCGCCGCTGTTACTGCGTGGGCCTCGGTCTGGCGCATCCCTCAGTTTAAAGCTATCGGCGTTCCCACCATGGGCGCTTACCGCGAATGCCGACGCATCCGTGGCGTTAGCCTGTCCGCAGACTTTGACGAGCTTGTAGAAGCGGTGAGAGCCGCAGCGGATGCCGGTGATTTTGCGGCGTACATGGCGGCACAGGGCGGCGCGAATGTTCCGCGTGATACGCAGACCGTGCGAACGGCCCGCCACGTTATTGACGAGCTCAACGAATATGACGAGGAAGTCCAGAAGGTTATCGGCATTTTTGCCCCGCACCTCGGGTCTGGCCGTATCCATGAAACACGCACAACGCAATGGCAAATTGTCGCTAAGTCTGTGGCCGTTGCCCCTCATCCTTTGACGTTAAAAAGCGCCTTCGGCGCGCCTCGGAGTCCTGTCAATAACTGTGGGGAGGTTCAGACAGGACTCGGACAGAGTTTGCCTCCTACACCTTCTGAGTACGCCGCGGCGGTGATGAAATTAGTTGAGAGCGGTAATGTTGGATGGGATGAGCCAGACGTCGCTAAGGTGCTGGGAGACGCTGTAAGACGACAATCGCCGTCAGTGAATCATCATCAAAAAAGTTTTAATCCGTCAAAACCTCGTGAGCTTGCCCCGTCAGCGCGATTAACGAAGAGTGAGCGAGCTAAAGTACCGCGGATTTATAGAGATTTAGTGAGCCAAGGCATTACGCCTGAGCGTTGGGAGCTTGAAGTGCTGGCGAGAGGCGCTACAGTAAGTTATGAAGAGAAAAAAATTACGTATGTAATTGATTTAATAGAGTCGCCAAGCTTTGAAATTAATGATTTCTTTAATTAATAAGAAAAATAATGATAAGATCGTAGATCATAAATTGGATTTTTAGCATGGTTATAAAAATATGAATGTAATTGACTTGTTCGCAGGGGTAGGCGGTTTGAGCTTGGGGGCGACAAGAGCAGGCTTCAACTTGGCTGGTGCTGTTGAGTTAGATAAACATGCTATTTATTCCCATGCTTTAAACTTCCCAAAATCAACTCACTTACATAAAGATGTGAGTAAACTCTCGGCTAGAGATATACTCTCTACTTGTAATGTTAGTGAAATTGATTGCGTTATTGGAGGGCCTCCTTGCCAAGGTTTTAGCTCCATTGGGAAAGGTGACGCAGATGACACCAGAAATGAGTTGTATATTCATTTTTTTAGATTAGTTAATGAACTATCTCCAATTTGTTTTTTAGCTGAAAACGTCCCTGGAATTATGAATGAAAAATATAATTCCGTGAGAGAAAAAGCGTTCTCTTTAGTGAGTGATCGTTATTCACTATTACACCCGATAAAAGTCAATGCATCAAACTACGGTGCGCCTACCACAAGAACCAGAATATTCTTTATTGGTTTTAGAAAAGATTTTACTAATCAGTTAAAAGAATCTGATTTTTTTCCAAAAGATATAATGGAACAAACTCTTGTAAAGGAAGCTTTGTATGGATTGCCTCGTGTTATAAAAAAAGAATGGCAAGAAGAGAAACAAGGTTGGCGTCGTGTTAAATTAGATCGGGAGGGTTATTACTTTAATAGGTTGTGGGGATGTATACCTGACAAAGTTGGAGATGCTGAGTCTCTTAATAAATTAAATGAAGGTATAGTTTCCGGTTTCTTGGGCACAGTTCACAATGACGAAATAATTAATAGATATAACAAATTGTCATTCGGCGAAACTGACAAGATTTCACGTTCTCAGCGGTTAAATCCTAATGGTTTCTGCCCAACGTTGAGGGCTGGTACCGGAAGTGACAAAGGAAGCTATCAGGCAGTTCGCCCCATTCATCCAACTCAAGCGAGGGTCATAACACCTCGTGAAGCTGCAAGATTACAGGGCTTTCCTGACTGGTTTAGATTTCATCCGACCAAATGGCATAGTTTTAGACAGATTGGTAATAGCGTTAGCCCCCTTGTTGCTGAGGCCATGCTATTACCATTATTTGAGTACTGCCTTTTGGCTAAAAAAGAACTTTCGAGTACCACGGAATTACTTTGTAATACTCAATAAAATTTTCAAGATTCGTACGGGCTTCATTTTCATTTTCGCCAAGAAAAAATTCGAGGTCCGCATTTATTTGATCTGCTGTATTTAATGGAAGTTTTTCTTCAATGAATATTCTTTCTCTTAATGACATGGTTGGGATGCTAATGTTTTTCAGCGTATCCCAACTCCCGCTATAAAATGGCCAATTTGTAATTCTTGATTCCGAAATAAATCGTTCGTACTCTTCAGGAGTATTTTCTAATACAATGGCTGTAAATGTTATCATTTGCTGACCATCTTTATAAATAAAAGTACACAGAGGGTGTATTTGTATATCAGTTCTTCCTCTCAATCCCATGTTAATCGCACGCTGTGCTGCTTTAATTAACAATTTAGGATATCGCTTGAAAGTGACGTCATCAACTTCAGGATTTATTGGGCAAAAATCTTCAGTTAGCAATTCAATCAACTTACCTAGTCTGAAGGGTTTAGGATCCTGATTACTATAGTCTCTGCCTAAAGTTTCAGGTGTGGCGTTTAATGTTATTTTGAAAATATCCTTTGGCTTTAACTTGCTGACCAAATTTGCAATTTCATTCATTTGCTCATTCAGTTGACTAGGGATAGCATAATCTAACCAAATTAATGCAGGTTTATCGAAGTCATAAGTATTAATGAATTCACTACTACTTTTGGGCTCTTCTCCGATATCTATACAAGAAACCGGTGTGTTGAACCTCTGTCGTTTATGAACATTGCTATCAACTTCTAAAGAGATCATGTTACATATTTTTAAAGAAGTATGTAGTTGCTTAAAATCCTCAAGGAACGGACCACCAAATCCGATATAGACATAATCAGATATATTAGTGTAGTTATTAAGTTTTCTTAATAACTCAATGAAAAGGTTCCTCTCCACAGCTTTATGCTGTCTTAAGTGATAAGGGATACTACCACCGGAACTCATTCCTTAGCCCTCTTTAAAAAGTCCTCAAAGCAGTAGTTACCTACTTCTGTAGGAGCAATTGAATCATCATCAAAAATAAACTCAGAAACCAATTTTATATCACTTAGCTTTCTGTTGAATTTAATTTGTCTTAATGGATCCGTTTCTCTAGGGATTGGAAGTTTTGGTTTGAAAGCGTTACCACCAATTGAACGATTGACTCGCGACCATTGGTCGTCGGGTACAACATTCTCAACTTTATTGTTCACTAATGGCATCATTCTAGGTGCATCAGTAAACATTTTTCTTTTTTCTTCAGAGTTCCCTTTCCACCGGTTAGTGAAATCTGTGAACATTTTCAAACCTTCGCGCATAAAGTCTTTTGTTGCTAAATAGAGGTCGGAATTACCATCTATTCCACGCTTTGTTGTTGTAATGGGTAACTTTTCTGCATCATCGGAGGTAAATATAACTACACCTGCAATGCCTATAAACTGTGTGTGATATTGTGGAACGCCCGCTTCTCCCCATCCGGTGAGGCGAGTTTTATCTGCGTATAGAACAACTCGGTCATTACATATAATTGTCCAGCCTGCTTTTTCAGTAGTGTTTCGGCCCGATAGTATAGAGTTTTCCTCATCTTCGCTGGCGAAATCTCTATAAAAACCCACAGCTATCTGTATTGAAACACCTTTGCTTTCTCCCTTGTAAAAATAAGGTGTTATGCCCCCATGTCCTTCCCCTAACGCCTTATCATCAACTATAAGTGTTGTCAGGTTGGGTTTTACTTCAGTATCATTAATAAATACTTTAAAGCCTTTGCTTAGTATTACGCTGTAGTGATTTGATACGGCAGTTATAAGTTTTTCTTGGAATCCTCTATCTTTATGGAAAACATTACTTACGTCCACCCTTAAAGTATCAATTAATATCTTCACCCCAGTGGATGGCAGATCTATATTTTCTCTTTCTAGCTCGAGTTCCCACAGATCATCTCTAGAAATCCATTCAGGGGAAATTGATACTTTAAATTGCTCGTCGGCAGTTTTACTTAATACGTCTGCGGATGTTCCCATTTTGAAAATGGCACGTTTCATACCAATTCCATAAATACCTATTGTTGGTATTTTTTCACCCTTACGTTCATTTGGCCTGCCTAGGCGGAATGCATAATCTGTTGCTAAATCGCCTGAAATACCACCACAATTATCCTCAATGGAAAAATGATTTTCATCAAAACTTATGCGTGAAAAGAAATTGTTATATTTTTCTCCTTCATTAATTTCTTCCTCACTACTTGATATACATCGTAGAGCTCCATCTAAGCAGTTGTCTAAAAGGTCTAAAATAGCGTCTTCTAGTTCGATGTCTCGGGTCAGCATATCAACAAAAAAGCGCTTGGCTGGAAAAGCCTCAATAATTTCTTTATCCATTAGAAATACCATTAGCTGTGTAAAAAGTAGTGTGCAGACCTACTTTTAGCATAATTGTGTCAATTGATCACTTATGTGTAAATATACAGTTATTTTCCCAGTAGGCCGCGCCCAGCTTGTAATGGAAATTTCCATTTGTAGCTGATGCATGCGGCTGCATGGTTTTGCATCAAAATAAATCTTATTTAATTTACATGTAAAGGTAGGCGTTGGTTGAAAAAACAGATAAATACAACTGCATTAAAAGCGACACATAAAGCGGGCAGGCGTGGCGGGGATAGCATTGCGCGCGGGGGCTGTTTTTAGGTATTTATTCCCGCGCCTGAGCGCGCCGTGGTGAGGTTTTCGAATCCCCGCCCGATATTGGCGTGCGTTCAGGCTTTCGCGGCGTGTCGTGCGTCTCACGGCCTTAGAGCGCAGGCGTAAAAAAGCCGCCATATCAGGCGGCTATGTCACCTCTATTCTGGTTTTATAATTCGTAGTCCGTAAAGCGGATCACCTCCTGACCGGCCCACTGGTTTAATTCCTTCATCCGCTCCTGTAGCGGTACCAGCTCGTTACGCACAAACACCTTTGCCGCTTTCTCAACGTCACCAAATCCGCCGGTATTGCTTGGGATAATCCCCATCATCTGTGGCGGCACGCGATGCACGCTGAGCAGGTCGTCGCGGGTCGCGTTCTTGATGTTAAAGAAATCATCTTTGGTTGCCACTTCACTGAGCGGGATGATTTTAATCGCGTCCGGTTTGCCGTTCGGCGCGTGATAAAAAATGTTTCTGAAATTCCCGTCGCCCTTCGATTTGCTCATCATGTCGCGCAGTGCCGAAATATCCTCTTTGTTCTGGGCGGGGTCGGTCACGTACATCACGTAGCCCGCGTGCGCGCCGTTCTCAAAATACTTGCGGCGGTACAGCGTCGCGGACTCATTAAGCCACGCGCTGTTTAACGCGCTGAGGTATTCGGGCAGGCCGTACAGCTCTTGGTTAATGTCCGGCTCCTGCAAATGGAAAACGGTTCCTGCGGCGAAATCGTGCGGCGCGGCGTAGTTTTCCACGAACCAGAAGACGTCATCTTCTAAACCGCGACGGGTATATTTCGCCGGTGAGGTTTCAAGCCTTAATAGCTGGCCGGTGCGGCTTCTGCGCTGCTCCATAAATCCGTTACCAAAGACAATATAATCCAGCGCATAGCGGCTAAACTGCTGTTGTGAAAGCAGCGGGTGCGGGATAAAGGTGCTGGCGAGAATGTTACGTTTGACGTACATCGGCGAGCTGTGATGCACGGCGGCGCGCATACTCTTTGCCAGCCCCGAGAAGCTGACCGGCGGCTCGTACCACTTCCCGTTACTGATGCACTCCACGTAATTTAAAATGTCGCGGCGATCCATGACCTTTGCCGGTTCATCAAAGCGGAAAAACTCGCTCTGCTGCACGTTGTTGGTCGAGGTGAATTTCTTGGCCTTGCGTGATTTTTTGCTGGTCATATTAGTGCCATTCAATGGTGGATTTATATTGCTTGCCGGAACCCGCCGTCAGCGGCTCATTGATGAGCGCGTGCATCGTCGCCCACGCCACGTCGGCGTGGCTGGCTTCTTCGCTGCGGCTGGCGACATAGGTGGACTTTGCGCCGCTGGCCGTCATGGTTTTGCGAATAGCCATAAATGCGGCGGTGATGTCGCTATGACCCGCGTCGTACTGCAAGCAGCCGCGATGAATGGTGTTTTTGGCTTTCAGCACCATCTCGGTTTTTAATTCCGCCGTGTATTTGATTTCGCGCGCCGCGGGGAAAAACTGCCGGACGAGCTGGTAAACACCCTGACCGACGGTGGTCGCATCAATGCCGATATATTCCACGTTATATTTTTCCGTCAGCGCCTCGATAGCCTTCGCCTGCGCGTCAAAATCCATGCCCTGCCACTGGTGGCGTTCCAGAATGCGGAAGATGCCGCCCTGCTGCTCCGGCGGGGCAATCACCACGCAACCGGCGCTGTCGCCGCCGTTGGCCTCGGACGGGTCGTAACCAATCCACACCGGCTTGTCGTCGAACGGGTGGAAAGCGTAGGGATTGAAATCCGTCCATTCTTCGAGACTGTCCACCATGCAGCCCTGCAACTCCTCGAACGGGAAGACCGACGCCTTATCATCCACAAACTCACACATGAGCAGGTTCTGATATTCCGACGGGCTGTATTCCAGCGAAAGCTGGTTGATGTCGAACAGATCGCAGCCGCCCGCGAGCGCATCCTCCACCGTCACAATCTGCCGCCACTGGCCGTCGGCACACTGCACGCCTTGGGCTAAATGGCTGTGGCTGAGGTCGAGCTGGATACGCTCGTCTTTTTTACGACGCCCCTTGTTAAATAGCTCTCCCGACCAGAACGAATAGGCGCTGTGGGTCAGGCTGGAAGGGGTCGAGAAATAGGTCGTTCGCCATTTCTTGTGCAGCGACATCCCCGAGGCGACTTTGCGCAGCTCTTGAAACTTGGGGATCCAGAAATACTCATCCAGATACAGGTTACCGGTGTAGCTCTGCGCGGTGCGGATGTTGGTGCCGAGAAAGAACAGGCGCGCGCCGTTCGCGAGCTGCATCGGGTCGCCTTTGAGGTCAACATCAACCAGCCGGGCAAAGTCGATGATGTAATTTCTAAAGACGTGCGCCTGCGACTTGCTGGCCGAAATAAAGATTTGGTTACGTCCGGTTTTCAGCGCGTCGAGCAGCGCCTCGCGGGCAAAGAAGAAGGTCGCGCCAATCTGACGGGATTTTAGAATGTTACGGATACGGTGCTGTAAACCCGCCTGATGCCAGCCGAGTTGGTACTCAAACGCATCGTCGATAAACACGTCGCTGAGTTTGGCGATCGCCTCATCGGTGAAGACGTTTTTTTCTACCTTTTTACGTTCCCCTTTGTTGCGGTTCGCAACCGCCGGATTGAGATCCGCCTCGCTGCCCGTCGACATGTAGCGGTTCACCCGCGCCAGTCGCTCAATCTGGCGGCCTAACAGGTCGATTTCTTTGAAGTCTTGCCCGTCTTTTTTGCTTTTCATCACGAGCTGGACGACGCGCGCCTCAATGCTGGTTTCAATGCGGGAAATCGGCGCGACGGCATCCCATTTCTCCCGCTGTTTCCAGCTTTGCACCGTCGGTTTTTTAAGGGCGAGCGTTTCCGCGATTCGCGCCACGGAAAATCCCTGCCAGTAAAGCAGGGCGGCCTTTCTGCGCGGGTCGCTGATGAGTGTCATGCCGTTGTTGTCGTTCATGCTTTCGCCTTGGTTGGAAAGAATAAACGCCACGCTACGCACCACCGTAAGCCCGCGCATTACGCTGCTGTTGTATCAAAGATCGTCAGACGGCCACCGCTGGTCGTTGAGGCGCAAGCTCGGGAAACTGACCCCCTCAGAAATACCCAACGAGTGGAGTCAATCACATGGCAAAGAAAGTATCGAAGTGGTTTCGTATTGGCGTCGAGGGTGATACCTGCGACGGCCGCAACATCGAGGCAGGCGACATCCAGCAAATGGGCGCGTCGTTCGACCCGCGCGTTTACGGCTGCCGTATCAATCTGGAGCACATTCGCGGCTTATTGCCGACGGGTGATTTCAAACGTCTGGGCGACGTCGCCGAGGTAAAGGCCGAGCAGATTGATGATGACTCAGCGCTTAACGGCAAGTGGGCGCTGTTTGCCAGAATTACCCCGACCGATGAATTGGCCTCTATGGTCAAAGCCGGTCAGAAGATTTACACCTCCATGGAAATTCGCCCGAATTTCGCCAACACCGGCAAAGCCTATCTGGTCGGGCTGGCGGTCACCGATGACCCCGCAAGCCTCGGCACTGAAATGCTGGAATTCAGCGCCCGCGCCAAAGTGAACCCATTCGCCGGTAAGAAAGAGCAGCCCGATGACCTGTTCTCTGTCGCGACCCTTGCAGAACTGGAGTTTGAAGAGTTGCCGGACACGCTGCTGAACACCTTCGCGGACAAAATCAAAGGCATGTTCAGCGCCAAGCAGACCACCGACGACGCCCGCTTTTCCGACGTGCAGGCCGCTATCACGGTAGTTGCTGAGACGGTGCAGGCCGAGGGCGAGAGCGTGGCGACGCGTTTCTCCCAGCTTGAGCAGCAGATTATGGGCCTGAAAAGCGACGTGACCGCCGGAAATGAGGCGTTTACCACGCTGAAAACGTCCTTGGATACCACCGAGAGTTTCAGCCAGCCGCGCCGCCAGCAGTCGCACGGCGGTAACGGTGACGCCAGCTTTATGACCAACTGCTAACCGGCCAATACCTGTAAACATTCCCTAATTTGAAAGAGAGAAACCATGCGCCCGAATACCCGTTTTAAATTTAATACCTACCTGACCCGTCTTGCTGAACTGAACGGCGTTGACGTGGTGGATTTGAACAAAAAATTCAGCGTAGAGCCGTCCGTCACGCAAAGCCTCATCACCACCGTTCAGGAGTCGTCAGAATTCCTGACCAGAATCAACATGGAGCCGGTGGATGATCTCGAGGGTGAAAAACTCGGCCTTGGCGTGACCGGCTCCATTGCCAGCAACTCCAACACTGCCGCTGGCAAGAAGCGCAAAACCGCCGACTTTATGGCGCTCAAGTCGCGTAAATACAAATGCGAACAGATTAATTTCGATTTCCACATTCGCTACAACACCCTCGACCTGTGGGCGCGCTATCAGGACTTCCAAATCCGTCTGCGTGACTCTATTGCCAAGCGTCAGGCGCTTGACTACATCATGGCCGGATTTAACGGCGTGACCCGCTCGGAAGATTCAGACCGCGAACTGTATCCGATGTTGCAGGACGTGGCCGTCGGCTGGCTGCAAAAGCTGCGCAACGAAGCGCCTGAGCGTGTGATGTCTGAAATCACCGACGAAGAGGGCAAGGTTATCTCAGACAAGGTGCGCATCGGTGCGCAGGGCGATTTTGCAAATATCGACGCCGCCGTGATGAACGCCACCGATTTTCTATTGGATACGTGGCACTCAGAAGACCCGAATCTGGTCGTGGTGTGTGGCCGTAAAATGCTGTCAGACAAGTATTTCCCGCTGGTGAATAAGACTCAGGAAAACAGCGAGAAGCTGGCTGGTGACATCATCGTCAGCCAGAAGCGCATCGGCAATCTGCCCGCCGTGCGCGTGCCGTACTTCCCTGACAACGCGCTGTTAATCACCCGTCTCGATAACCTGTCTATCTACATCATGGACAGCTCACACCGCCGCCATATCGATGAGGTCGCCAGCTTGGACCGCATCGAAAACTACGAGTCGCTGAAGGTGGACTTTGTGGTCGAGGATTACGGCTGCGCGGCGATGATTGAAAACATCGAGCTCGGTGATTTCACGCCGGTGAAAGCGGAAGCAAAAACCGCCGATGCGGGTGAGACCGTCAATACCGAAAGCGAGGCGTAAACCATGTTGAGTCCCGCACAGCGTCACATGATGCGGGTCTCTGCTCAACACACCTCGGCGCAGCGGAAAAGTGATCCGCTGCGTTCGGCACTGCCTTACGGGCAGATGCTGGTGAAGCTGCGCGGAGACCGCCTGAAACTCAAAACCATTCGTTCCGTAGAAACCAAGGCGGAGCACAAGCGCGCCATGCTGCCTTCGTATGCGCCGTGGGTGGCGGGCGTGCTGGCCGGTGATGTCGGTACGCAGGACGACGTGCTGATGACCATGCTCCAGTGGACGCTGGACGCGGGCGACATTTCCGGCTCGTTTGACATGGCCCGCTATGCCCTGAAATACGGCCTGAGCGTGCCGAACAACCAGCGCCCCGTCGGCTATCTGTATGCCGAAGACGTGGCAATGGCCGCCATGCGCGCCTTTAAAACCGGCGAGCCGGTGAACGCCGCCAACCTGCTGACCGTGATTGACATGACCCTCCCCGCCGACATGCCGGACGAGGTGCGTGCCAAGCTGCACAAAATCACCGGTCTGGCGCTGCGCGCCGAGCAGAAGCCCGAACAGGCGCTGGAGCATTTGGCCCGCGCGATGCAGCTCGACGTCAACGCCGGTGTAAAAAAAGACATTGAGCGACTGGAGAGAGAGCTAAAACCGGCACCGGTTGCCGCACCGGCCAAGCCCAAAGCCGCCCCGAGCGCGCGCAAGGCCAAGCCGAAAGCGACACCGGCAAAGCGCGGACGCCCGCGCAAGGTATGACTCTCCGGTTGTGAACAGAACGCGCCCCGCGCCGGACGGCACGCAGGCTGATGCAGGTTTTTACCTTGCCTGACGCCTGCGTCCACCGTCCACCTATTGAGGTTTCAAAATGGACATTGTTATGACCGCAGCAGCGGACAGCGCCACCGTGGTTATCCCGCCCGTAGCGGTCGCCAGTCCGGCAATTGTTAACACGTTTTTCTTTCCCGACGTTGACCCCGCACAGGTCAGTGAGCGGGTGCGTCTGGGCCACGTCGTCACCGACAAGCGCATGAGAGAGGCCATTAAGTCGGCCATGGCAGAGGTGAATGCCGAGCTGTATCTCTACCGCGAACAGCAGATGCGTGACGGCTATAAGCAGCTTGCAGACGTGCCCGCCGAGGTGCTCGACGGCGAAAGCGTGAAGTGTTTCCACTACCTGAGCGCGGTCTGCGCGATGACCGCCGCCGTGATTTTTGAGCGCTATCGCAGCTATGACTCCAGTGCCAAGGGCGACAAAAAGGCCGACGCGCTGGAGGTGTCGGTCGATGACCAGTGGCGTGACATGCGCTGGCACCTGTCGCGATTGCAGGGTCAGGCGCGCGGCATGGTGAGCCAGCTCTGATGAAGGTTATCGCGCAGCAGGGGGACACGCTCGACGCCCTCTGTTACCGGCACTACGGGCGAACCGAGGGCGTGGTCGAGCTGGTGCTGACCGCTAATTTCGGGCTGGCCGAGCTCGGCGATATTTTGCCGCACGGTACCGCCGTCGAGCTACCCGACCTCGATACTGCCGCCACTTCTGAAACCGTTCAGCTATGGGACTGACGATGGAAAAAATTATGTCTTCAATGGCCTACGCCATTGCCACCTTTCTGGCCTTCCTTGGCGCGCTGACGCCGCAGGATATTGCGTTTTTGGTGGGTGCCGCCGTGGCCGTGGGCACCTTCTTTTTAAACTGGTACTACCGGCGCAAAAGCTACAAGTTGCTGGAGCGTAACGGCCTGTCGCAGAGGGTTTACGATGAGCTCAATCGTTAGAAAGTGCAGCGTGGCCGTGGTGTTGCTGCTGGCGCTGGCGTTGCCTGACCACCGAGCGGTCAAAATCTCTGATGAAGGGCTCGCGCTGCTCACCAATCTGGAAGGGTGCCGCCTTAATCCCTATCAGGATTGCGGCGGTGTCTGGACGTCGGGCATCGGCCACACCGCAGGCGTCAAACCCGCGCAGGCGATCACCGAGCCTATTGCGGCGCAAAACCTGATTAGCGACGTGCTGATGACCGAGCGGGCCGTCGATAAGTGTATGCGCGTTGCCATGCCGCAGCCGGTGTATGACGCGGTGGTGAGCTTTGCGTTTAACGTCGGCACCGGTGCCGCCTGTCGCTCGACGCTGGCGTTTTTCATCAACAAAGGCGAATGGGCCAAAGCCTGCCAGCAGCTCCCGCGCTGGGTGTTTATCAACGGCGTGAAAAGTGACGGGTTAATCAACCGGCGCAGCGCCGAGCTGAAACACTGCCTTAAGGGGGCGTCATGAAAACAGCGCTGATTTTTTTACTGGTCACGCTGGTGCTATTGGTCGCCACCCTGAACGGCTTAAAACGGGCTAACAGCAGGCTGGAAGCGGCTAATGAGAGCATTAGCACGCTCAAGCGCGACCTGAAAGACAGCGGTCTGGCGCTGGACGAACTGAAAGCCAGCACTGCCCGCAACGAGCGCGCGCAGGTTGTTTTACGCGGGCAAATTAGCGCGGCGCACCAGTTGGCGACGCGCCGCAACCAGACCATTACGAGGCTTCTCAATGAAAATGAAACCCTGCGCCGCTGGTATCAGTCTGCTCTGCCTGATGACGTTGCAAGGCTGCACAACCGCCCCGAGTTCGCCACCCCCGACGATTATTTACGCTGGCTGTCCGAGGGTCAGCAGTTGCAAGGTACCGGCCAGCCAGCCGAAAACTAACGGCGACCTGAGCGACGATATTCGCCAGCTTGAGGGGGCGCTCGTCAGTTGCGCGCTGCAAGTTGAAACCGTGAAACAGTGTCAGGAGAACCACGATGTTAAAACCAGCCAGCCTCAAAAAAGCGCTCTTTAAGTCCGTGCCGCTGCTGCGCCAGAACCCCGACATGCTGCGCCTGTTTATTGATAACGGCGCGATTGACGGGACGCTGGCCGCGTCGCTGTCATTTGAGAATCGTTACTCGCTGGATGTCACGGTAACGGATTACACCGGTGATATGAATATGCTGTTGGTGCCGGTGACCGCGTGGCTGCGTGAGAATCAGCCCGACATCATGACCACCGACGCGGGCAAAAGGCACGGATTCACCTACGTGGCCGATATTAATAACGATGACAGCATCGACCTGCGCATTTCGCTGAGCCTGACCGAGCGCACGCTGGTGAAAGAGAGCGGCGGCGCGCTGCACGTGACCCAGCTCGGGGAGCCGCCGGAGCCTGAGCCGGTGACTCGCCCGATGGAGTTTTACATCAACGGCGAGCTGGTGAGCCAGTGGGATGAGTGATTTTAAAGCCTTTGACGACAAGCTGGCCGCGCTGCTTGCCAGCCTGTCACCGGCGAGCCGCCGCCAAATGGCCGCCGAGATTGCCAAGCGGTTACGCGCCAGTCAGCAGCAGCGTATCAAGCGCCAGCAGGCACCGGACGGCTCCCCGTATGCGGGCCGAAAACGCCAGCCCATCAAGGGCAAAAAGGGGCGGGTAAAGCGGGAAATGTTCGCCAAGATGCGCACCGCCCGCTACCTCAAGGCCAAAGGCTCGACCGAGGCGGCGACGGTGGAGTTTGCGGGCAAGGTTCAGCGTATTGCGCGCATCCACCAAGAGGGGCTAAAAGACAGGCCAAACCGGCACAGTCAGCTGGTGCAGTATGAGGCGCGTCCGCTGCTAGGCTTTAGTGCCGCAGACCGCCAAATAGTTGAAGATGTGATCCTCTCCCGCCTCAGTCAATAACCCTGTTGTACTACCGATAGTCCTACGCCCGCACGTTGTCGCCGGATCTCTCCGGCGGCATCCTTTCCCTCATGAATACTCTCGAAAACTTCTCTGAACTGGCCCGCGCGGTGCGCGACCTTATCCGTATCGGCGTGGTGTCTGAAATTGATACCGAGCAGGCGCTTTGTCGCGTGCAGACCGGCGAGCTGATGACCGACTGGCTGCACTGGCTGACGCCTCGCGCCGGTGCTGCGCGCACGTGGTGGGCTCCCTCAGTGGGCGAGCAGGTGTTAATTCTGTCGCTCGGCGGCGAGCTCGATACTGCTTTTGTGCTGCCCGCTATTTACAGCGACGATTTCCCCGCCCCGTCTGCCTCTGCGCAGGCTTATCACGTCCAGTTTTCTGACGGTGCCGTGATGGAGTACGAGCCGGAAACCGGCGCGCTAAACGTCACCGGCATTAAAACGGCCAGCGTCGTGGCCTCAACGTCGGTCAGCGTGACCGCGCCAAATGTCACGGTCACGGCCAGTGAAAAAATCACGCTCGATACGCCGGAAGTGGTTTGCACCAACAAGCTGACCACCGGCTCGCTGGAGGTGAAACAGGGCGGCACGATGAGCGGAAATATCAGCCATTCCGGCGGGAGCCTGACCTCAAACGGCATCGCGCTTCACACCCATAAACACGGCGGCGTGCAAACCGGCGGCGGTAATACAGGAGCTCCACAGTGATGAAAAGTCCCGCAATGAAAATGCTGATTGCTCAAATTCCCTCGGCAATTTGTTTTACTGGGGCGGCTGCTATCGCCGTGGCCGGTGCTGAGGGCTGGGGGTGGTTTTTATTCATCGGTTTTTTAGCGGCTGTCTCGTAATGACTAACGCGAAATATCTCGGCATGGCCCGCGAGTCTGGGCGCGCCATTGATGACATGGCGCATATTCGCCAGTCGGTCAGTGACATTTTGCTGACGCCGGTTGGCTCTCGGGTGATGCGCCGTGAGTACGGCTCGCTGATTTTCCAGCTCATTGACCGCCCGCAAAACGCCGCGCTGCGCTTGCAAATCATGGCCGCCTGCTATGGCGCAATTTTGAAATGGGAGCCGCGCGTCATCCTCACCGGCCTCACCGTTGACACGACTACTGACGGTAAAACGGTGGTGAATATTAACGGCGTCCGCAGCGACACCGGCGTTGATTTCTCTCTTAACATTCCAGTGAGCTGACACCATGGCGACTATCGACCTGAGCCAGTTACCCGCCCCGACCGTTGTCGAGGTGATTGATTACGAAGTGCTATTAGCCGAGCGCAAAGCAACGCTGGTGTCGCTTTATCCGCCCGAGCAGCAGGCGGCTATCGCCCGCACCCTGACGCTGGAGTCCGAGCCCATCGTCAAGTTGTTGCAGGAGAACGCCTACCGCGAGGTGATTTTGCGCCAGCGCGTCAACGAGGCGGCGCAGGGCGTCATGCTGGCATATGCCACGGGTAGCGACCTCGAAAATATCGCCGCCCGCTATGACGTTGAGCGCCTGACCGTGACGCCTGCCGATACCTCCGCGCTGCCGGTGACGGCGGCGGTGATGGAAACTGATGCTGATTTGCGTATCCGCGTACAGCAGGCGTTTGAAGGGCTGAGCGTGGCGGGGCCGGTGGGCGCGTATGAGTTTCACGGACGCTCTGCCGACGGGCGCGTGGCCGACATCTCGGTTATCAGCCCGTCGCCTGCATGCGTTACCGTCTCAGTGCTGGCGCAGACCGGCAACGGCTCGGCCTCGGCTGACCTGCTGGCCGTGGTACAGGCCGCGCTCAACGATGAGAACGTGCGCCCCGTTGCTGACCGCGTGACGGTGCAGTCGGCCAGCATCGTCAACTATGAGATTCAGGCCAAGCTCTATCTTTTTCCGGGGCCAGAAGCGGAGCCCATCAAGCAGGCCGCCGAGACCAAGCTCAAGAAATACGTCAGCGCGCAGCACCGTTTAGGGCGCGACATTCGCCTTTCAGCCATTTACGCCGCCCTGCACGTTGAAGGTGTCCAGCGCGTCGAGCTGGTAAAACCCACCGCCGACCTCGAGCTCGACAAAACGCAGGCGTCATTTTGCAGCGCCTACGCGCTGACCATCGGTGGCTACGATGAGTAGCCGCCTGCTGCCGGTGGGCTCATCACCGCTGGAGGTTGCCGCCGCCGCTGCCTGCGCCAAGCTTGAAACCGTGCCGGTGCCGCTGCGTGAGCTTTGGGATCCGCTGGCCTGCCCGCTGGAGTTTTTGCCCTATCTGGCGTGGGCGCTGTCGGTTGACCGCTGGGACGAGAAATGGCCCGAGGCCACCAAGCGTCGCGTCATTCAGTCCGCGTGGTTTATTCACAGCCACAAAGGCACGATTGGCGCGATTCGCCGCGTGGTGGAGCCGCTCGGGTATCTCATCAAGGTGACGGAATGGTGGGAAACCAATGACGAGGCGGGCACGTTCCGCCTCGATATCGGGGTGCTGGAAACCGGCATCACCGAAGAAATGTATCAGGAAATGGAGCGGCTCATCGCCGACGCCAAGCCCGCCAGCCGTCATCTTATCGGGCTGACCATTACGCAGGATATCACCGGCATGGTGTATCTCGCGGCGGCGTCCTCGGACGCTGAAATCTTAATCGTTTATCCGGAGTGAGTATCCATGGCTACGTTTAAATCCGTCGTGACCACGCTTGGTCAGGCGAGCATCGCCGGCGCTATCCAGTCCGGCAAAGACATTAATATTATTGAAATGGCAATCGGTGACGGCGGCGGAAAGTCCGTGCAGCCGGTTGCTACGCAAACCCAGCTCGTAAAAGAGGTGTACCGCACCAAGCTGAACTCGTTAAGGCTAGATGCAAAAAATGCCAACTGGGTGATTGCCGAGGCGATTATTTCCGCCAGCGTGGGCGGCTTCTGGATGCGTGAAATGGGGCTGTACGACGCTGACGGCGTGCTGATTGCCGTCTGCAACATGGCCGACACCTACAAGCCGACACTGGCCGAGGGGTCAGGGCGCACGCAGACCCTGCGCATGGTTATTACCGTGACAGATACCAGCGCGGTGACGCTGACCCTTGACGACTCGCTGATTGTCGCCACCGAAGAGTATGTGAATGACCTGCTGGCCGCGCATGAGAAAAGCCGCAACCACCCTGACGGCACGCTCACCGCGAAAGGCTTTGTGCAGCTTAACAGCGCGACAAACAGCACCAGTGAAACGCTGGCGGCCACGCCGAAAGCTGTTAAAGCGGCGAATGACAACGCAAACGGGCGACTACCCTCGGGCGGTACCGCTGTCGCTGCCAAAAAACTGGAGACCGCGCGCAAGATTGCCGGTAATACCTTTGACGGAACCCAAGACATTTCTATCCGCGCCTCGGATGTTGACGCGCTGCCCTCGAACGGGACTGCTGTCGCCGCCAGTAAGCTCGCAACCGCGCGAAAGATTGCCGGTGTCGATTTTGACGGGTCTAGAGATATTGCTATCAACGCAGGCAATGTGGGTGCCGTGCAGCAAGGCGGCGGCGTTGGAATGAGAAGCAATAATGTGGTGCATATTGGGTGGAGCGACGGCAACAAAATATTAGCTCAGATTGATAATACGCCTTTTGGCGCACTTTATTGTGAGAGCAATAAGCCCAATTCGGCTGATGTCGGGGCATATCCAGCAACGGGCGGTCAGCTCAATGGTTCTATGAATGCAACGGGTGACGTAACGTCTGGAGGCGACCGAGATATTGCGTCAGGGCGGGATGTTATTGCATCAAGAGCGCTTTATGAATCAGGCGGACATGTCCGCGTATACAGCCCCAACAATGTACCGTCTGCGAGCGATGTTGGTGCACTTTCCACGGCTGGCGGAGACGTAGAGTACATCAATGGTGCTCGACACTTTGCGAGTAAGTCCGGCTCTTGGGAGGGTGCGGGTGCATATGCATCTCAATACGATAACGGCTCCGCGCCGTTTATGGTGCCTTACGGATTTATGGCCCCACAGGGGGTTAGTCAGTATCACCCTATCGTTAAAGGCATCCTTCAAACCACAGGTTATGGCTATGCTGCGGCGATTAGTCTGGGCGGGGTAACAACGGGGAATAACAATTTTCCCATCGGAGTGATCAACATTACTACCGACGGCAAAACCTCAGTTTCTTGGTCATTCGACCCCGCAAACGGTAATTTCTATAGTCCAGGCGACGTATACGCGGAGAAAAACATTTCAGCCGTGGGCAGCGTTACGGCCGGAGGCGGCATTAATGCGGTTAATGATATTTACACAGATCGCAACATCTGGAACAAAGGGATTATTCAGGCGGGTTCGGGGGTTTACGATACGCCTAACGTCCGCGTGTACAGTCCTAACTATCGCCCACTGCCTAATGAGATTGGTGCGGTAGCAGCGGACACCTGTAGTTACGCCGGTTTCGCTGCTGGCAACCCTCAATCGCCATATATGCGCCACTCAAGCAATAATGAGGTTGTAGCTCTTGCTCGCTATGACTGGGTTAACGTCCGAATCGACGACGTTATTCGATGGGCGACCGCTAATTTTGTTGCTGATGTAAAAATTGGGCCGCGTGTGGTGTTTTGGAGTGGCGGCGCAGGCTGGAGTGATGCGTGGGAAAACCTCATCCCAGCCGGTGCGGTCAACATTGCCTCGCAGACATACAACGACAACCGCGTTAACCGCGTGGTCTACGCCTATGTCATGAAACTTATTAACGGTAACTGGTACAACTTAGGGGGGTAATAAAATGAAATTGTTGGGAAAATTTGAACGTTACACGCCGAAAAATCCGCCCCTGCCGACGGCGAACTATTTAAAAAATGATGAGGGCATCGACTGGTACAGCATTTCTCATGATGCGGAGCGGGTAAGTAAAAATATTTACCTGCTGGTTGATGATGAAGGTAATGTCTCCTGTGCCAGTGACCGAGGCGAAATGCTTTTTCCAAGCGGATTTAACGTGTATGAAATGCCGAAGAAGTCCGCGCCAGACGGGTTGATTGACAAGTTTGACTGGATGTTAAAAGAGGGCAAATTAATTGCCCCTGATACGCTGGTGATGGATGCCATGGCTAAAAAGGGATCGCTTATTGCCACGGCTGAAAAAACGATTGAGCAGCTTTCCCGCGCGGTCAGACTGAAAATGGCAACCGACGGAGAAAAAAGCCAGCTCGAAGACTGGGAGAAATACAGCGTTTTGCTCAGTCGCATTGATGTTTCCGCCGCACCAGATATCGACTGGCCCGCCCCACCTAAATAGCCGCGCCCTGAATCGCAATGATAGCCCCATGACTGGGGCTTTTTTCTGTCTGTTGTGTCTCTCCTCCCAGAACGCTAGCGCCTCGCCCTGACTCGCCCGAAACAACAAAATGACCTTGCAAATCCATTACGGAGTTAACCCGATGAGTGACTTTCACCACGGCGTGCAGGTTGTTGAAATCAACGACGGCACGCGCGTTATTTCCACCGTTTCGACGGCAATTATCGGCATGGTCTGCACGGCCAACGATGCCGACGCTACCCTTTTCCCACTGAATACGCCGGTATTAATCACCGATGTGATCGCCGCCCAAGGCAAGGCCGGTAAAAAAGGCACGCTGGCCGCTTCTCTGGCCGCGATTGCTGACCAGTGCAACCCCGTGACCGTCGTCGTGCGCGTGGCGGAATCCGAGAATAAAGACCCTGCCGAAGCGCAGGCGGAAACCGTCTCTAACATCATCGGCGGCGCGGATGAAAACGGTAAATACACCGGCCTGAAAGCGCTGCTTACCGCCGAGGCCGTCACCGGCGTGAAGCCGCGCATTCTCGGCGTTCCGGCACTCGATTCGCTCGACGTTGCCACGGCGCTGGCGGGCGTGTGCCAGTCGTTGCGCGCCTTTGGCTATATCAGCGCGTGGGGCTGTCGCACGATCTCCGACGCTATCAAGTACCGCGACAATTTCAGCCAGCGCGAGCTGATGCTTATCTGGCCTGACTTCCTCGCGTGGGACACCGTGACAAACAGCAGCCAAAAAGCCTACGCCACCGCCCGCGCGCTGGGCCTGCGCGCCAAAATCGACCAAGAGACCGGCTGGCATAAAACCCTGTCAAACGTTGGCGTTAACGGCGTGTCCGGTATCGATGCCTCGGTGTTCTGGGATTTACAGGCGTCCGGCACCGATGCCGACCTGCTCAACGAGGCGGGCGTCACCACGCTGGTTCGTAAAGACGGTTTTCGCTTCTGGGGAAACCGCACCTGTGCCGATGACCCGCTATTCCAGTTTGAGAACTACACCCGCACCGCGCAGGTGCTGGCCGACACTATGGCCGAGGCGCACATGTGGGCCGTTGATAAGCCGGTGACCCCTACGCTAATCCGCGACATCGTGGACGGCATTAACGCCAAGTTCCGCGAGCTGAAATCTAACGGCTACATCATTGACGGCACCTGCTGGTTTGATCCGGCGTCGAACGGTAAAGAGACCCTGAAAGCTGGGAAGCTCTATATCGATTACGACTACACGCCGGTACCGCCGCTGGAAAGCCTGATTTTGCGCCAGCGTATTACCGACACCTATCTGGTCAGTCTGGCCGCCTCCGTAAACAGCTAAGGAACCCTGAGACATGGCACTCCCTCGCAAACTGAAATACCTCAACCTGTTTAACGACGGCCTGAGCTACATGGGCGTGGTGCAGTCGGTCACGTTGCCGAAGCTGACCCGCAAGCTTGAGAACTATCGCGGTGGCGGCATGAACGGCTCGGCAGCGGTGGACTTGGGGCTGGACGACGACGCGCTGACCGTCGAGTGGTCGCTCGGTGGCCTGCCTGACGAAACGCTGTGGGCGCAGTACGCCGCCGCCAGCAGCGCCGCCGTGCCGCTGCGCTTTGCCGGTTCATTCCAGCGCGACGACACCGGCGACGTGTCCGCCGTCGAGATTGTGCTGCGTGGCCGTCACAAAGAAATCGACCTCGGCGACATGAAGCAGGGCGAGAACACCGAGAGCAAAATCTCGACGCAATGCACGTATTACAAGCTGACGATCGACGGTAAGACACTGATTGAAATCGACACCGTGAACATGGTCGAAATCGTCAACGGTAAGGACATGCTCGAAGCGCACCGCCGCAATATCGGCCTGTAATACACCGGCGGCCAGTAAGCTGGCCGCTCCCACTTTCCCAAATTGAAGAGATAAAAAGATGAGCGAATTAGCGACCACAAATAGTGCAGAAAACCCGAACGTCATCACGCTGGACACGCCGATTAAACGCGGTGAGACGGTTATCGAGACCGTTACCGTTATCCGCCCGAACGCGGGAACGCTGCGCGGGGTCAGTCTGGCCGACGTGGCAAACTCTAACGTTGACGCCCTAATCACGGTGTTGCCGCGCATTACCTACCCGAGCCTTACCAAAGAGGAGTGTGCCGCGCTGGAGCTGCCGGACTTCGTGACGCTTGCCAGCAAGGTGATCGGTTTTTTAGCGCCGAATTCGGGCCAATAACCTACCCGCCAAAATTGGGGGTGGATGACCTCATGGCCGACGTGGCGGCGGTGTTTCACTGGCCGCCGTCAGAACTCTATCCGATGAGCCTGACCGAGCTCGTCAACTGGCGCGAAAAAGCGCTCGAACGAAGTGGACACGCCAATGAGTAACAACGTGACGTTGCAGGTATTACTCAAAGCCGTTGACCAAGCAAGCCGCCCGTTTAAAACCGTCCAGACAGCGAGTAAATCGCTGTCTGAGGACATCCGCAAAACCCAAGGCTCGATTAAGGAAATGAACGCCCAAGCGGGGCGGATTGAGGGTTTTCGTAAAACCAGCGCGCAGCTCGCCGTCACCGGCCAGAAACTGAAAGACGCCAAGCAGGAGGCTGCACAGCTCGCCATTCAGTTTAAAAACACCGAGAACCCGACCCGCGCGCAGGCGCAGGCGCTGGACTCGGCCAAGCGCTCGGCCTCCGAGCTGCAAACCAAGTACAACGGCCTGCGCCAGTCGGTACAGCGCCAGCGGCTTGAGCTCTCGCAGGCGGGTATCAGCACCCGCACCCTATCCGACTCCGAGCGACGCCTCAGAACCTCCCTGAGTGAAACCAATGCCCAGCTCGACCGCCAGCGCGCCTCCCTTGCCCGCGTCAGTTCGCAGCAGGCGAGGCTCAACGGCATTCAGAACCGCTATCAGGCCGGTAAGCACGTAGCGGGCAGCGTCACCGCCGCCGGTGCCATGGGCGTGGGCGTGGCTACCGCCGGAGTGGTGGCCGGTGGTGCTGTGCTCATGCCCGGCTATAACTTCGCGCAGAAAAACTCTGAGTTGCAGGCGGTGCTCGGTTTAGAGAAAGACTCGGCGGACATGCAGAGCCTTAAAAAACAGGCGCGCTTACTGGGGGATAACACGGCGGCCAGCGCCGATGACGCCGCCGCCGCGCAAATCATCGTGGCGAAATCCGGCGCGGACAAAGACGGCATTCTGGCGGCCACGCCGACCATTCTGAACCTGTCGCTTTCCAACAAACGCAGCATGGAGGAAAACGCCACGCTGCTGATGGGGGTGAAATCCGCGTTTGGCATGAGCAACGACAAGGCCGAGCACATTGGTGACGTGATTTCTACCGCCATGAACAAGTCGGCGGCCACGTTCGACGGCCTGAGCGACACCATGACCTACGCCGCGCCGGTGGCGAAAAATGCCGGTATCAGCGTCGAGCAAACCGCCGCCATGGCCGCCGCGCTGGCTGACGCCAAAATTACCGGCTCCATGGCCGGTACGGGTACCCGCGCGGTCATTACCCGACTACAGGCACCGACCAATAACGCCGCCACGGCGCTGAGTGAGCTGCGGGTCAAGACGGCGGACAGCAAGGGCAACATGCGCCCGCTGTTCGTCATCCTGAAAGAAATGCAAAAGAGCTTTGATAAAAACAAGCTCGGCGACGCCCAGCGCGCGCAGTACATGAAAGCCGTCTTTGGCGAGGAGGCCAGCTCGGCGGCGGCGGTGCTGATGACCGGTGCCAGCTCGGGCAAGCTTGACGCGCTGACCAAGGCGTTACAGGAGTCTGACGGCAAAACCGCCGCGCTGGTCGCGATCATGCAGAACAACCTCGGCGGCGACTTTAAGGAATTTCAGTCTGCTTACGAAGCCGTGGGTACCGATCTCTTTGACCAGCAGGAGAAGTCTTTGCGCCATCTGGTGCAGACCGCGACAAAGTACGTGCTCAAGCTCGATAAGTGGATTGTTAACAATAAGTCGCTGGCGGGCACCATTGCCAAGCTTGCCGGCGGGGCGCTGATTATCACCGGCGCGCTGGGGGCTATCGGGCTGGTTATCGGGCCGGTTATTGGCGGGATAAACGCCATTATCATGGCCGCCGGTTTTCTCTGGTCGGGGTTAACCGTCATCGGTGGGGCTATTGCGACGGTCATCGGCGGGCTGACGTGGCCGATTGCCGCCGTTGGCGTGGCTATCGTCGCCGGTGCGCTGCTCATCCGTAAATACTGGGAGCCAATTAGCGCCTTTTTCAAAGGCGTGATTGAGGGGCTGGGCATTGCGTTTGAGCCAGTGAAAGAAATGTTTGCCCCGCTTAAGCCGGTGTTTGAGTGGCTGGGCGACAAGCTCAAAGCCGTATGGCAGTGGTTTAAAGACCTGATTGAGCCGGTGAAATCCACGCAGGACACGCTCAATAGCTGCAAGGATGCGGGGGTGACGTTTGGTCATGCACTCGCTAACGCGCTTACTTGGCCGCTACAGGTGGCTAACAAGCTGCGCAGCGGCGTGGTCTGGCTGCTGGAAAAGCTCGGGGTCATTAAAAATGAGTCCGCCGACCTTGATAAAAATGCGGACAAAGCGCTGGCCCGCAGCAAAGAAAACGGTGGCAGGGATCCGGCTTACCCCCCAGCGGGTGGGCTGCTGGGTGGGGGTTACGTGCCGGTGTCCGCCGGTGGCGGCCGTAATTATCAGGATAACAGCACGCACAACTACCAGATTGTGACCGACGGCGGCAACGGTCGGGACAGCGGGCGGGAAATTCGCGAGCAGCTCGAAGCCCGAGACCGCCAGCGCCGCGCCCAAGCCCGCTCACAGATGAGCCACGACTAAGGAGAATTCAGGATGATGTTAACACTCGGCTTTTTTGTTTTTCACCTTAAGACGGTGCCTTACCAGAGCCTGCAACGCAGCGTGGATTATCGCTGGCCGTCAAACAGCCGTATCGGCCAGCGCCCGACGGTGCAGTTTCTCGGGGTCAACGAGGAGAAAATTACCCTGTCCGGCGTACTGATGCCGGAAATCACCGGCGGCACGCTTTCCCTGCTGGCGCTCAACGTCATGGCTAATGAGGGCAAGGCGTGGCCGCTGCTGGAGGGGAGCGGTACCATTTACGGCATGTTTGTGGTGAACAGTATCAGTGAGACGCGAACCGAGTTTTTCAGCGACGGCGCGGCACGAAAGATTGAGTTTACGCTGTCGCTCACCCGCGTGGATGAGTCACTATTCGCCATGTTTGGCGACCTTAAGGCGCAGGCGGACACCCTCCTGACCGATGCCGGAGGATACACCAAGGGGCTGTTAACATGATTAGTGGGATGACGTTCGACGCGGGCGCCAAGGTTGCGCCCGCTTTTATGCTGACGCTGGGTGGTAAAGACATCACGCGTGATATCAGTAACCGCCTGCTGTCGCTGACCCTGAGTGACAACCGCGGCTTTGAGGCCGACCAGCTCGACATCGAGCTCGACGATTCCGACGGGCTTGTCACCATGCCGCCGCGCGGCGCGGTGCTAACCCTGTTTCTGGGCTGGCAGGGGGCGGCGCTGATTGGCAAAGGCGATTTCACCGTGGATGAGATTGAGCATCGCGGCGCGCCGGATACGCTGACCATTCGCGCGCGCAGTGCGGATTTTCGCGGGACGCTCAACTCCCGCCGCGAGGTGTCCTACCACGACACCACGCTCGGTCAGGTGGTTGAGCAGATTGCAGGACGCAATAAGCTGACGGCCAGCGTCGCCGGTCAGCTTGCCGCTATCAAGGTGCCGCACATCGACCAGTCGCAGGAGTCTGACGCCAAATTCCTGACGCGGCTCGCCACGCGCAACGGGGCCGAGGTGTCGGTCAAGGCCGGTAAGCTGCTATTCCTGAAAGCGGGCAACGGCACCACGGCCAGCGGGAAACCCATTCCCGCGATGACCATCGAGCGCGGCGACGGCGATCGCCACCAGTTCGCCATTGCTGACCGAGGGGCATACACCGGCGTGACGGCCAAGTGGCTGCACACTAAAGACCCGAAGCCGAAAAAGCCGAAGGTGGTGAAAATCAAGCGCAAGCCCAAGGTGCAGTTTTTGCGCGCGCTCCAGCATCCCAAGGCCAAGGCCGCGCCAAAGGCCAAAGCCCCCGCCAAAACACCGGAGGCCAAAGAGGGCGAGTACATGGCCGGAGAGGCGGATAACGTCTTTGCGATCACCACCACCTACGCCAGCAAGGCGCAGGCGATGCGGGCAGCGGCGGCCAAGTGGGACAAGCTGCAACGCGGCGTGGCGGAGTTCTCCATCACGCTGGCAATGGGGCGGGCGGATTTATACCCCGAGACGCCGGTCAGCGTCAGCGGGTTTAAGCGCGTCATAGACGAGCAGAAGTGGGTTATCACTAAGGTTGTCCACTCACTCAGCAATAACGGCTACACGACGAGCCTAGAGCTTGAGGTCAAGCTTTCTGACGTGGAGTACGAGACCGAAGATTAAATCACTAAAATAACTCATAACTGTTTGTTTTAATTGGTTTAAATGGCTAAAATCATCACATCAAAAGGCGACTGATTGAGGTGTTATCTATGTTCCATTGTCCTATCTGTAAAAATGCTGCACATACCCGCTCCAGCCGTTACCTGAGCGAGAATACGAAAGAGCGTTACAACCAGTGCCAAAACATCAATTGCGGCCATACATTTAAGACAATGGAGTCGTTCGACGGCTCAATCGTAAAACCGAGCCTTATCTGCGCCGTTATGCCTCACCCGACCTCACACGGCCAGCAAACCTTCCTGATGTAA